CCACTGATTGATCTGCTCGTAGACCTTCTCGAGCATCTTCCCGCCGCTCCCGATCAGGGAACGGAGACCCTTGATCTTCACGACCCGGATGTAGCTCTTGCCGACGAGCTGCACGACGCCAGCGGTGGCGGCGTCGAACCCGATCAGGCGATCGTAGAGGCGCTCCAGGACGGACATGCCCCAGAGCATCTCGGCGATGCGCTGCCAGTGCGGGAGCTGGACCCCCTCGAAGCGAAGAACCCGACTGTGGTGAACTCGCCGGTTGGCGAGGGCTGCCGAGTCGCTGACCACTCGGTAGAACTTCGGGAGCCCCAGGTCGGGACCCAGCTCCGTGACGAGGTCCCCGAGGTCGGGCTCCACCATCCACCGGTCCAAGACCAGGAGGCCCCTGAACTGCCCTGGGCCGACCGTCTCTATCCTCATCGGCGTCGAGTGATCCTGGCCGTCGATCAGGATGACCGCGATCGCGCCACCGTAGAGTCGAGACCATTTGAGCGTCGACGAGAGGTTCTGCCAGATGCTCCAGCGATTGAACTCTCGCTCCATCCTCTTGGCAGCCTCGGCGTCCACACCGGAGGTCCACTCGATCCCCTCGCGGGTCATGTCGTCGGCGACCGCGTCGACAGCGATTCCCGCCAGCCAGGACCCCCGATAGAGGTAGTCCATGAGCGCTCGGTTGCGCGAGATCGGGTTGTAGCCGTAGCTGCTCCCGTCCATCGTCGCGTTTCCGGTCCCCATTCCGAGGCGGAGAGCGAAATTCTGGAACGAGTCCTGGGCGACGAACGACTTCCGTCCGGTGACCGGGGGCGGAGCGGTCTTCCTCGCAGCTGCCCGAGCGGCGCGAACGAGGCTCTTGCTCTTCGGGTTGTCGGCCAATGGAGCGTCCTAGAGGTTGGCCCAGGATGCTGCTGCGCCCCCACTCTCGATCAGATCGTCGAGGGCATACCGAACTGCGTCCCAGCCGTGGTTGTGGGCATCGTTCACGATGGGGAGGATCGCCCCGGAGATACGGTCCGTCTTGTAGCTGTAGAGGCGAGCCTCCTCCGCCATGTTCGGGCAGCGCGTCTCGTGGATCACGATGCGGCGATACGACCTCAGGTGCTCGATGCCATCTTCGACCGACCCCTGCCACTTTCGGGCAGCTGTGATCGCCATCCCACCCTTCCGGGCGACGTGACTGATGGTCTCGGGGCGCGAGTTGTCGGCCTTGATCGGCCAGTCGCGATACCCTGGAATCGTCGAGAAGAGCGCCGGAAGATCGTCCAGCTCCACACCGTATCCGAAAACCTCCCTGTCGATGTAGAGAACCTCGTCGACGATGTAGCAGCGAATGAGGACGGTCGGGTCGTCGGCGAAACCCCAGTCGATCCCATAGTAGAACCTGTCGACGACCTCGGGCGGCTCGAACGTCTCGAACGAGACCTTTTTCCGGAAGACCGCGGCTGCGGACAGCTTTCGGAGGCGACCCTCCCAGATCCAGTCGTAGGCATCCTCGTCACCGAGCCGGATGGCCCGCTGCCTCTGCATCTCGAGGCCCTCGGGGAACCAGCGGTTGTCCCGCCAGTTTCCCTGGATCACGAGCGCGGTCGGGTCCCTCTTCTCGACGAAGTCGGCGTAGACGGGGTCCGTTGCCTCCTCGGGGTTGAAGGTGATGTAGCACTCGGCTCCCGGGGTCCGGAAGATAGTCGGGAAGAGAACGTCCAGCGAGTTTCGGCTGGCCGACCGAGCCTCCTCGATCCAGGTTTTCGTGATGCCCTCGGTGGACTTGATCTCCTCGATGTTGTGGCGGAGTCCCTTGAAGAGGAACTCGGAGCCGGTCAGAACGCACCGGATGGAGCTCTTCGTCACGTCGAACCAAGGACGAAGCTTCATCCCCTCGATCTGATCCGTCACGAGCTTGTGAACGGAGTCGGCGATGCTCGTCTGGAACTCGCGGGTGCAGAGTATCCGCTCCCTCCCGGAGTATGCGTCCAGAACGAGTTTCTTCGCCACCGTGTGGCTCTTCGCCGAGCCTCGTCCTCCGTGCAGGACCTTGAACTGAGGTCCGGGTTGGAAGATCGGGATGAACTTGCTCGGGACCTCGATCCGGAGCGACATTCGTCAGGACTCGGGGGCCGGGGGCGGCATGGGGTCCAGGCCAACGACGGTCACGCTCGGTGGCCGCATTGGCTCGCCGTTCTCGTCCAGATGCTGCAGGGACTGGACCGCGCGCCAGCGCTGGCCGTGTCGAGCTCCGAGCCAGAACTGGGCTGCCCCGACGTCCGGGAGGACGTCCTCCTCGTACTCGTGCTCGGTGACAACTCCGGTGTTGCTGATGGCGACCTTCTTCCTCTTGATCCGACCGCCGATGGCCCTCGTGTAGAGAGCGTCCGCGACCTCGGCGTCCGCGATCTCTCGTCCTCTGTGCATGGCCGCGCGAAAGGACGGATAGTCCCTGGACCAGTTCATGAGGCACGACAGCGACACGCCAAAGAACCTGGCGATCTGGGTGACGGTCAGACCGAGGAGGGACAGCTTCCTGACCTGTTCGTCGAACTCGGGGCTGTAGAGAGTGGGTCGCCCGATCTTCTTGTGCGGGGAGGCCAGCTCGTCGGCCACGCCCTTCTCGTCGAGATCGTCCGCGATATCGGTCATTGGTCAGCCTGAAGGGGAGGTCAGATGGTCACGGAGTCCTCCCGGATTGACGAGCGCCGGGAGATCATCTCGACCAGCTGCTCGGAACCTAGGTTAAGCGTAACTATGCCCCGTCCCGTCGGAAACGTAAAGCGGAAAATCGGTCCCATAGCGGATTTTTCGGGTCCAGTCCCCTCTGGATCGTCACGATCCCCTGTCGATGCCACAGCATGACTGCCTGGGAACTCGACGATAGATTTTCAGATAGATTCTTATAGCTGAGCCTCGGCTTCCCGGTCCTCTCGTTGATCAGCATCCGCATGGCGACGATCTTCCGGATGACGTATCGGTCGTCCGGGATCAGGGGGAGCCAGCCGAGGACCCAGTCCATGTGCGAGATCTCGACTGCGGAGGGTCGTCGCCTCGAGAGCGGTTCCGGAGCGCCCTCGGGGTCGGGGAGGGCGTCCCTCCAGGCGGAGGTCACCCACGACTGCGGACCAACCCTAGTCTGGATCCTGCCGAGTGTGGATCCTGCCGTGAGGAGGTGATCTCGGACGTCGTCCAGAGGAACGAGGCCGGGGGGCGAGTCCCTGCTCTCCCTGAACCTGGGCATCCACTCCCTCTCGTCGGAGTCCCGTCGATCCGCATACGAACCACCCATCTCACCGACCCCCCAAACACCCGACGACTCCGCCTATTATACGCTCACGCACGAAGCAAAGAAAGCATCGCCCCCCGCCCGCGTCCTACCTTCCGTTCCTAGCGGTTACGCTACTCTCCTATCACCAACCTATCACTCTCCTATCATCAAATTACTCCGCAAGTTCAACAACCTATCACACCTATCACTAATCCTCCTCACGTGTGCATGCGCATGCGCGCCTGTGCGGGCGTTAGGGTGCGGCTCCAGCCGCTAGGCGATGCCGATAGCAGCCCAGCCGCGAGATCCCATCCACGCCGAACCGGACGCTAGGTCCGCTAGGAGTGATAGGCTGTTGATTTTACGGAGTTTTTACTGATAGGACGCCGCTAGGAGGTGATAGGTGACCCGCTAGGAGGTGCGGCCGCCCCGATCCGAAGATCAGAAGCGGCCGCGAGGGAGGAGTTGGGGCGTCCACACCCAACCACCCGGAACCTTACGCTAACCTCGGGGCCGACGAAAGCCCTATTTCGGTCCGACTACCACCTGTGACGCCGCTCCGCCAGCTCCTCCTCCCTGAGCGCCGTCGAGAGATAGGACCGAGCGTGCTCGACGAGCCGACGAGCCTCGTCGCTGTCCCGACCTGCCTTCGAGATCGCGTTCTTGATGCAGCGAAGACCGGACCTCTTCGACGACGAGTCCGGAGCCTCCTGAAACTTCGCGCGAAGAGCTTTCGCGGTCGCCACGATAGGGTGTGTCACGACAGTGCTCCCAGAGTTACGCCGACCACGACGGACAGGACCCACGCTCCCCCGGCTCCGGCGACGCATCTCCACGACCGACACTCCGGGAGAATGACGAGCGCCACGAAGGCACTTCCGGCGAGCCACACGATCATTCCGAGGTTCACGACGACCCTCTAGTCGTTGAAGATGCGGACGGACCACCCGTCCAGAGCCGGAACCGCGCGGAGCGACTCGGTGCAAGGCTTGAAGTCCCACCACCTGACGTCGCCGTCCTCGCGTTTCTCCTCGGAGAGGTAGAGGCGCACCACGCGACCTCGTCGGTGGCCGCAGCGCTCGATGGCGATGCCCACGTCGACAGCGTCGTCGTAGAGGCGACCGAGGCCCGAGAAGCGACAGGTCGAGGCCTCGGCCGACAGGAGCTTCCGGTCGCGGTCCGCGTCGAACAGATCGGAGCGAAGGGTGGGAACCTGGAGCTCGGCCATCACTCGGAGTCCTTCTCGTCGATCTTCTGGGCGAAGTGCACACGGAGCGCGGCGACGAAGAGTGCCATGAAGGACGACGACCCGCTGAGGTCCACTCTCCTGGAGCTCCGGCTCCCGCCAGGGAGGAGCCGCCCCATCATGATCATGAACGCCGGAGCGAAGTTGTGAGCCGACTGGCCGGGGATGAGATGATCCACGATCAGGCACCCTGATCCAGGAAGCCGAGGTCCGAGCGATCCTCGACCGTGACGCGGTGCGTCGGGAGGACGGCTCCTGCTCCGTCGAAGTAGCACGGGAAGGTCTCGCGAGCATACTGCTCCCCGTTGGCGAAAAGAACCGGCGCCTCGGCGACGTCGACGATGAAATCTCCTGATGGATCGACCTCCCAGATCACAACGCGAGTGACGGATCCTTGGGAGAACGGAACGCATTTCTTTCTTGCCACGGTGGCCTCCTTGATTACCCCCTCACTCTAGCCCAATATCTCACGGGACCAAAGAGAAATCTTGGTGACTCGTCGATAAAAATCGGTAACGGAGCACCGCCTGACCGCTATCGTCCGATTCCCCGAACCGCTAACCTACGGGGGCGTTCACCGGCGGCTCGTCGCCACACCTGGAGAATAACATGGACTCGTCCCCCACGTCGTCTGCTCCCCCATCCGACATCGCCGCCGAGGCCGAGGCCCTCAGCCTCCCGACGACCGCC